GAAGCTACCGGATCTACAGAATCCCCAGCAGCTCGGATCGTGCATTTCTTATTATCGGAGGTACACTTTGACCAGTCTGATCTCGTTGGCCGCAACAGATGATGATGGCAAGGCGGCAGCTAAGGCAACAGAAGAGGATAAGCCAGTAGTGAAACCTACATTGCCGGAAGAGAGATTCAAGAATGCACTCATCAAGATTGCAGCGAAGGAATACACTGTAGAAGAGCTCAGAGAAAACTATTCACTAACTAAAGATCAGGAGGCAAGACTATGAAACCAATGGCAATAATGAGACTCGCAGAGTTTATGCAAGGTGAAGAATGGGCAGATCTAAGTGACTACCTAAAGACTCAATGGCTTATAAACTTCTACAAAGCATCAGAGCTTGAGATAACTACAGCCTTCATGAATGGCAAGTACAAGTCAGAAGAGTATAAAGATTCATCAGATTATTTTAATCAAACATTTGAGATATGAAATGGCATCCATCAAGCATCGGTAAGATCATGACAAATCCTAGAAACAAGTCAGAGGTCCTATCAGAAACAGCAAAGAGCTATATCAAGTCAATTGCAAAGCAAGACTTCTATGGCTATAATATTGAGCTGAATAACAAGTACATCATCAAGGGCAAAGAGCAAGAGCAAGACAGCATCAAGCTATTGAATGATGTGAGATTCACAAGTTACAAAAAGAACAATGTCAGACTAGAGACTGAATCAATGAGTGGTGAATGTGATATCTTACTGGATGATCTAATCATTGACATCAAGACATCTTGGTCCTTAGAAACATTCCCAGCTACAACTGAGGATGGTGATGAGTCACTTTACGAATGGCAAGGAAGAGCCTATATGTATCTGTATGATAGGCCATCATTCGAGCTAATCTATTGCATGGTATCAACAGATCCAACTAATGACCTTGGACTGCTTACTCCATGGGATAACATGTCACTTCACAGAGTGGACCATATTGATCCAGCCAAACGCATCACTGTCATCAAATATGAGAGAGACATGGATCTTGAGCTGGCAATGCTTGAGAGACTCAGACATGCATCTGAATTCTATGTGCAGTATGTTAATGTTTTAAATAATAAATGATGGAGGTAATACAAGAGCACATCTATGACATCAAGTCTGAGTCAATGTATTGGAGAGTTTACTTTACACAAATATCTTTAATACCTTTGACGAATGAGGAATATCATGAGGTGTCTGCAAAAATTGATAAGATCATTGAGGACTTGGAAGCCAGGAGAAAATTTATGGGTACTGGTAATTAATTTAATCTATAGAAACAAATAAAATGGAACAGAAAAACAACAGCGGAGCAATCTTCAAAAACGACAAGAAGACAGCCGACAATCAACCTGACTACAGAGGCAAGATGGTAGTAGATAACAAGGAGTGGGAGATATCTCTATGGCTCAGAGAATCAGCCAAGGGAGTGAAATACTTCAGTGCTGCAATCAAAGAGCCTTGGGTGGCACCAAATGAGACACCACAGCTACAGAGTACAAGTGATAAAATAAAAGCTGATACAAATGATTTTGACGATGGACTTCCCTTCTGATGTCAGCTTAAGTGATTGGATGAGAGGAGAGCTTCACAAGAGGCTCTCCAATCGTTACAAGCTCACTCATCTGTCAGAAGATAGTGATCTAAACTACTCACAGCTGTGGCGGTTTTCTAATGGCAAGCCAGTATCAGAACAATTTCTGAATGAGGTATTCAAATATTTAATAACTTCGTAATGTGTTCTGGAACAGAGAAGCATACAATATCGCACTCAAGATCACTGGCGGATCAGAGCTACATCGTGACCTTGTCTCAGATGTATTCATCATACTCAGCCAGTACAATATCTCAGATGCCGATCTACCAAAGACCTTCGCAAGGTTTGCATATAACCAGTGGAAATGGCCTGGTAGTGAATTCAACAAGAAATTCAATCCCCCAATACGTCTCATCCCATACGAGTCAGATGTTGCCTCCAAAGAAACAGATGAAGACATATCCGAATATCAACAGTATCTTGATAGCTATATGGAGAAATCTCCAGAGGATGATCAAGAGCTCTTTTGCAAAGAGATAACTAAGATGCATCTATACGGCATGACCTACAGAGATATCAAGGCAGAGACTAATCTGCCCCTCAGAGTCATCCATGGTGCCATAAAACAATTTAAAAATGATCTACATTTTATTCATACTGGCGAGCCTAGGGATAGCGAGAGCATTCATGACCTTTGAGCTGCCTGATGTCAAGCCATTAAACTGCTGGAGCTGCCTATCATTCTGGACTTCAGTAATCCTTTTACTGATGTACGACTGGCATACTATTGGCATCGCATTCATCACATACCTATTAGCTGATCTATTGCAATCATGGGAGAACAAGTAAGCGACAAACTAATGACTGATCATGACAAGTATTTTGCCATGATTGGTGCAATACTACTGCATGAGCTGCACAATAGCAGAGAGCTTCGAAGAAAGATTAAAGGCACAAAGCTAGAGTATAAACTACTTAAAATTATGAAACCATGATATCAGAAGAACTGATGAGTCAGGTGCAGAGATACATGAGGAGCAGATCATTTGCACTAACTGAGCCAATGAAAGAGGAGCTAGGCATATGGTACAAGTTAAACAAGTCTACTGTGCTAAATAAGAAATGTGGCACATGCCTTCGCAATGCAATGCGTGACCTATGTGGTCATGTGCAGCAGAACCTCAATACAGAGATCAAGCCAGCCAAGATTACATTCATTGGCACTAAACAATACAACTATGACACCATGAGTTACAATGATATGAAAGCACTGGCTAAAGATAGAGGATTAAACTTAGGAGCTGCACCAAAGAAAGCTGACCTACTTAACGCATTGAAATCATGATTGTAGCACCAATTCCAGTCTTTGGCAGATTGCCACTACTAAGATTCACAATCACTAGGCTTCAGAAAGCTGGTGTGAAAGTCATCTGCATGGGCCATGAGGCTGAGGCTAAAGAGCTATGCATTGAGCTAGGATGTGAGTGGATAGAACAATCCAATGATCCACTGGGTGCCAAGTGGAACAGCGGATTCCTGGCAGCTAAGAAATACAATCCTACTGGTGTACTATTTGTTGGCTCTTCTGATTGGGTGTCAGACAATTACATCAAGGAGGCTGAAGAAAAGATGAAAGAGTTTGACATGGTAGGAAAGCTAGGATGTCACTTTGTGGATGTATCTGATGACATCAGACTCGTCAACTGGACTGGATACGGCAAAGGACCGAGATCATATGAGCCCATTGGAATAGGCAGAGTTTTATCTCACAGATTTCTTGAGAGGATAAACTGGCAGCCATTCGACAAGAGATTGAATAGCGGACTAGACTGGGCAATGTGGCTCAGAGCAATAGTCACTGATGCATCTGTGGGAGTATTTGATTCTGATGAGGTTAAATTCTTATCAATCAGCACTGATAAGTGGGATAATAAACATAAATTTGACGATCACTGGGGCAACAAGCTCAAGAGTGAGAAGATATATGGTGATGATAGAGAGGCATTCCTCAAGTCATTCCCTGAAATATATGAGCTACAAGAGATACTATGCAAAGAGTAAAGGGTAAAATAAACACAAATAGCATTGAATTCTGGAATGAATACTATTCCAGTGTTAATATTGAAGAGGATAGGCTGATAATTTATGAGCAACTGTCTGAGATACTTGAATGCATAAAGTTCAATACTATCCTTGAGATTGGATGTGGTACCGGTATAGGAGCTGAATATCTTAAGAATGAATTCGACTGCATCTATACAGCATCAGACTTCTCAAGCACAGCCATCATTAAAGCATCTGATAAAGCTGACTACACAAAGCTGCTAGATATCAGAACAGATGAGCCAGTAGGGCAATACGATGTGATCATCATTGCAGAGACACTAGAGCATCTTGAGCATCCATTTGAGGTGATTGACAAATGCAAAAGCCATTGTAAATATCTTGTGCTATCTTTGCCACTAGATGAGCCTGAAGAATGTGATCCTGAGCATATCTGGTACAACATTAAACCAGAGGACTTTCTTGATTACAAAATACATACAGTCAAACTAAATCAAAGCTACTTTCAAATAATTATAACATGAAAAAAGAATGCAACAGATGCCTATTCACTTCTGACTTCTCAGTCTTGAATGACAAGCAATGCAACTACTGTGACCTACATGATGAGCTACAGAAACAAGCCAATCCGGATGGACTGCATGACATGCTCAACAAGATAAGAGAACATGGCTATGGTGACAAATACGATTGCATCATGGGCATCAGTGGAGGACTAGACTCTTCTACTCTACTCTATACTGCTGTGCGTTACTGGGGACTCAAGCCGCTAGTGATTCACTTCGATAACAACTGGAATGCTCCAGAGGCTGTACACAATATGCAGCAACTCATCAAGAAGCTGAACGTAGATGCAATCACTTACCAGGTGAACAAGGCTGAATACGACAAGCTCAATGAAGCATTCCTATACGCTGGCCTTCCTGATGCTGACATCCCCAATGACATCGCAATGACAAAACTGATGTATGATACAGCTCACAAGTACAAGATCAAGTACATCCTAAATGGACATGACTTCAGAACGGAGGGATCAACACCAGCTGCATGGACCTACATGGATGCCAAATATATCAGATCAGTGTACAAGGCATATACTCAGTCAGAGCTGACTAACTATCCGCTATTTACATTCAAGGATCAACTGTTTTATGCTTGGAAAGGAATCAAGAATGTGAGACCATTCCACTATGGATTCGATAGAGATACAATGGAGGCTGAAATGAAACGACTGATCCAGTGGCAAGACTATGGCGGCAAGCATTGTGAGAATGTTTACACTGAGTTTGTAGGTAGCTATCTTCTGCCAAATAAGTTTGGAATAGATAAACGAATCGTCTATCTTTCTGCACAAGTGAGGTCAGGCAGATTGACAAAGCAACAAGCTAGAGAATTGTTTGATGACAAAGCTCAGTTTGATATGTCTAAGTTCGGTGACTACCTTCCTAAGATTGAGGCACTGATAAACATCCGCAAAGGTGACAGAGCTAAATATGAAAAGTACAACTTCAAGGCATATAGGCCACTGATATGGATCCTAGTTAAATTGAAGGTGGTACCATATACATTTTATACTAAATACTGCAAGTGATGCCAATACCAACACCAACACAATCAGAGTCTGAGAATGAATTTATCTCAAGATGTATGTCTGATGAGAAGATGAAAACTGAATACCAGGATGAAGCTCAAAGATATGCAGTATGTGCCAGTCAATTTGCTGGTGAAAAGATATCCTTTGACTATGATGGTACCATCTCAACAGCCAATGGCGAGATACTAGCAGCTGAATGGATCAGCAGAGGGGCCACAGTATACATCATTTCGGCAAGGTCAGGGAAAGTTGGAATGATGGCCAAAGCTGACAAGCTGGGTATACCTGAGTCAAGAGTCTATGCTACTGGATCCAATAAGGCAAAAATTGAGAAGGTGCTGGAGCTAGGTGTTATTAAACACTATGATAATAATAATAATGTAGTTAATAGTTTACCTGGTATAGGTATACTATATGGAACAAAATAACATATTACAGAATGGCCTATTCAGATGAATTCATAAAACACCTTGAGGAACTGGCACATATCTATATTGAAGAGTGCATGTCCCATAAGAAAGAAATGATATCTAATAAAGGGGATATTGTGCTTGTATTAGATAGACATATCCCTACTATAGATTACTTCCTTAGAATATGGATACCAATAGTCAGAAAGGAAAAGAGTATTGTCAGAGAGACATATTACACATGGCTTAATTCTGATGACAAACTCAAATCTGACACTATTAAAAAAATAGATGAGCTTTTTAAGGGCCTAGCTGTTGATATTGTGGGCAATGAAGGCAAGGGTATTTTCTACGCAAAGAACAGATTAGGCATGCATGATCGCCAGCAAGTTGAAACTAGGAATGTTGAAAACTTTGACTTTGATGAATGAGTACAATCAAAGGCTACAAGCCACATCCTAATCAGAGGCACATACATGATGCCATCAATAAGGGATCAGAAAAATACTATGCTTTAAATATAGGCAGACAGTTTGGCAAGACCTTACTAGGAATCAATCAGCTGCTGTACTGGGCCATCAATGATAGAGGCTGTCAGATAGCTTGGGTGACTCCAGTATATAAGCAAGGAAAGAAAGTATTCGCTGAGCTTGAAAGAGCTACAAAGAACAGCGGTTTATTTGAATTCAACAAGTCAGATCTCAGAGTCACTGGCTTTGGATCATCAATAGAATTCTTTAGCGGTGAACGGCCTGACAATATCCGGGGGAATACATTTCATTACATGGTAGTGGATGAGATGGCCTTCACAAGACCAGAGCTGTGGAATGAGGTCCTATCAGCAACAGTGATGGTGAAGGGTAGAAAGGTGATATTCATCAGCACTCCAAAAGGAAAGAATCACTTCCATACCTTGTGCATGCAGCCTAACTATGATCCAAGATACAAGTACATCCACTTCACATCCTACGAGAATCCTATGATAGCTCCTGAAGAGCTTGAGGAAAGAAAGCGGTCATTGCCTGATCATATCTTCAGACAAGAGTACATGGCTGAATTCATTGACAATGCATCCGGACTATTTAAGAACGTGAGGCAATCAGCTGGCACATGGAGCAAGGGAGGCAAGTGCTATGCTGGACTAGACATAGGTAGAGCAGATGACTACACTGTGCTGACAATACTCAATGAGAAAGGTGAGATGATATATGTCAACAGATGGCGGCATGATGAATGGAACAAGATCATTGACAAGGTGGCTGATGTCATCAGAGCATATCAAGCGGTCACATTGATAGAGGTGAATAATCAAGGGGATATATTCTACGAGATGCTATCCAGTAGACTTCGCAACCTGGTGAATCCATTCACTACAACTAGCAAGACAAAGCCAGTCATCATTGAGGATCTAGCACTGGCCTTTGAGCAATCGGATGTGAAGGTGGCTGATGAGCAATGGCTGATTGATGAGCTAGAGAATTTTACTTATATTTACAATCCGAATACCAGATCAGTACAATACTCAGCACCACAAGGACTTCATGATGATGGTGTAATATCATTGGCACTGGCATGGCATTGTAAGAAAAACTATTCCAAGAGAGGTCAATATAAAATACTCAGAGCATGACAAAGACAATAGAGGCAAGCTATCCACAGACAATCAAAGACTGCACTCCTGATCAGTTGACTAAATGGCTGATGCTAGCTCCAGTGATTCAGAATACAAATAAGTCATTGAGCAATATGCTAGACTTTCAGTCACAGATGGTGAGCATCTTCACTGGACTGCCAATCAATAAGGTCAGAAAGATTCACATTGATGATATCATGCATGCCAGCACTACACTGCTCAAGATGTTAGCTGAGCACAAGACTTCTGAGCCATCTGAATTTATAACAATTGAAGGTCAGAGATATAGATTTGAACGTGACTTCTCACACATTGAGACTGGTCAGATCATTGACATGAAGCTCATTGATGATGTATCTCAGTCACCTTGTGAGGCACTAGCTATCTGCTACATTGAAGAGGGGATGGAATACTGCCAAGAGGATAACAGAGGCAAGGTGCTGAATCCTAATAAAAAGAGGGAGGAGATATTTAAAAGGTCCTTTCCAGGTGATGAGTTTTTGAATTACTTCGCTTTTTTTTTGCGAGAATCAGAGAGGCGGAATCTCGCTATCTTGGGAATACAGACAGCGAAACTGATGAGTCAGAATCAGATAATGCACAAGAAACTCTTAGAGACAGCGAATGGTTTAACTGGACAAGAATCCTCATCAACCTGGCGCAGCAGCTTAACAAAGATGTGGATGAGATTACGCGGCAACCGTATGTGAAGACCTTGTTTTGGATGAATTACTTCAAGCTGAAAGCGGAACAAGATTACATATTACAAAGACATGGCTGATCTAGACTTTTTAGGAGAATTTGGAATATCACAAAATGATATAGCTCAGCCTCAGAATGTATATGAAGCATTCATATTAGAGCTTAGTAATAAGCTAACAGATAACTTTAGAGACTACATTTTTAACAATGTCAACAATACTGGAGGACTAGCAGCTGCAACAATAGCTTATACAACTGGTCCTTTAACAATCACTGTTGAATCAGACGAATACTACAAATTCCAAGACCAAGGTGTCAATCCAGTAGGCCAACAGAAATTTCAAACTCCATACAGCTTCAACTTTCCAGCTGTCACAAAGAATCATGCACTAGCTATTAAGCAATGGAAAGGATATGATCTCAGCCATGCCTATGCATCAGCATCAGCTACCAAGAACAAGTATGGTATCAAGCCTAGAAATATAACTGAGAACGTGATGAGTGATGAGGTCCTTGAAAGGATATCAAATGATCTAGCTACTTTGACTGGTTTAATGTTTCAGGTTTCATTCACTAAAAATACAAGAACATGGCAATAACATTCATAAGTCAGCCTACTCAGTGGGATCCCATCTGCAATCCAACAATATTTGTTTTTGAATCAGACAACACTGGACAAGCTAATTTCTCATTCACTGTTGAGGTGTATTTTAATGCTGGTCTTATTTCTACTCATCAAGTATTCCCTGAAGATGGTGATAGTGGAAAGTTTGATTTATCAAGTATTGGCAGAGCTATTATAAATAATAACTTTCCAGATCCATTGCTACTAGATCAAGAGCTGATGGGCACCCCTCAGACATTTTCATTATTGGTTTATGAGAGATATGGTACACCAGCAGAGGTCATCATTGCATCAGCAGAGGCAAGCAATGGAATTGAATTTTTAAATGCAGCTTTCAGACAAGAGTTTTGGCTGTCATGGAACTATCAAGATTATGACATTGAGCAAGCATCTGGTACTAGATTATTCTTGACTGAATTTCCAAGAGATAAAAGGGATCTTGTAGGATATTATGATTATAAATATCTGAGCATAATCAATAGTGATGGTGACTTAGTGTATGGACAAGCTGTTTTATATGACATCAATAATTCAGTGATTGCATCAGCTGACTTTATAAAAGATAACCGTACTATCCCACTTGTTCAAGTAGGTCCTGAAAGTTTAGTAAATGGTACAACTTTGGTCGTAGGTAATTTCACTAATTGCTACTATTATACCATTGAGATATATCAGAATGCTGATCCAACAAAGGACTCTGAACTTTATAAGATATACTACGATCAATCATGCAGCAACTATCCAAGATACAGATTGCATTGGCTCAATAAGTTTGGTGCATGGGATTCATTCACTTTCAACTTATTATCAGAGCATTCAACAGATATTGAGGCAACAAGATATAACAGAAGAACTGGAAGATGGCAAGCTGGTGATTATGAATATTCTTTGAGTGATGGCAACAGAATGACTGTGAATAAGTCAATGAGTGACAAGCTGCTATTGAATAGTGACTGGATTCATGAGGACATACAGCAATGGCTAGTTAGGGATCTATATGAATCACCAAGAGTTTATATTCAGAAGGATTTCGGATCAGCGGCTCTTGAGCCAGTAAATGTGACCAATGCTAACTACACATTAAAGCAAAGGAGAAAAGCTGGTCTTATTCAAGAGGCTGTTCAGATAGATAGAACATACACATATCAGACACAATTAGGATAGATGGAGTTATACATCAATGACATACTTGTAGACCTTGATGATAGGTTACCATTCCCATTGACATACAATATCAGTGATGTCAGAGATTTGTCTAGTAGGAAAGGGAATAATTCCAAGACTATCACATTACCTGGAACTAAAAAGAATGTCTATCTAATGCATCAGGTGTTCATGACATCGGCTAGTGATCCAGTAGTAGATACTCAAAGCGCATTCCTTAACTTTGATCCATCTGTAAAGTCAACAGCTAGATATTATGATCAAGGTCTATTGCAGTTCAATGGTATCTGTCAGCTGACTGAGTGCAGCTGGATGGGTGGCATGTGGAGATTCTCTATCATCATGATCTCAGAGACTGTTGACTACATTGGACTTCTATCCAAGATCAGAATCAATGAGCTGTCATGGTCCGAATATACACATACACTGACTAAGGCTAATCAAGAGAATTCATGGGCTGGTACTATTCAAGTGAATGGTGTGCCAACAAGCAACAAGACTGGAGCCAACTGGGATGGATTAGGATACTACTATGGACTCATTGACTACGGATATGATAGGCCAGCAGCAGATGCATTTGGCGTGGAACATATTCCGCCACAAGTATTCTGTTATGACATCCTGAAGAGGGCATTTGATTACTGCGGCATTACATGGTCATCAGCTTTCCTTGAGAGTCAGACATTCAAGAGAATGCTCATGGCATTTGAGGGTGGATCATTGCCAAGAATCACAGCAGCTGATTCACTTGCCTTGTCAGCCTACACTACAGAGGACAATGGTACCAGCGGTCATATTATCAATACAGATATATTACTAGCTAGTGAATGGAATCTAGTATTTGGCGGCAACAGAAGAGCTGACCTACAGAACACAGTTGCAACTGATGCGTACAATAGTACAGTAACATCTGATCCAGCTGGACAGATTGAGAATGCTGCTACATTCATGCGCTTTGTATCTGCTACTGAAGGCATCATGAGAATCAACTATCTTGGTGATCATGATTTGAATCTTGACTTTACAATCACTGGGGCCAACCTTGTGGATACATGGATCAGGTTTAAATTAAAGCTGATAATATATAAGAATGGATTTGTGATATCTCAAGATGAGGTATATCAAGGATTCTTTGACAATGGAACTGGTGACTATTCAGCTACTATTAGCTTTGACTACAGCAGAGATGTATTTGTGACCTTCAATGATGAGCTGAAATTTGTTCTAGTGTGGAATGTTTACGATTCATCTGTTGAGGCTGATGATATTCCTACAGCATTCTCATTGAATACCAACATCACAAGCAACACTGCGGATCTGAATATCGTATTATCTGAGCAGTCACTTGAGCCAGGCGGAACTATATTGCTTGATAACTTTCTACCTACAATGGATTGTGCCACATTCTTTAAGGGAATTACTACGGCATTCAATCTATATGTCAAGCCTAATGTTGATGATAACACCATCCTTGAGATTGAGCCAATGGATGACTTCTATAACTCATCAGCTGATGCACTCAACTGGACTCATCTAGTTGACTATAGCAGAGATTATAAGGTGACACCTACCATCAACTTTGCAAGCAATACCTACAACTTTGTATTTGAGCAAGATGATGACTACTACAACTTCAACTATGCACAAGATGTCAGAAAGCAATATGGTGCATTCAGCCTAGATTCACAGAATCAATTTGCTAAGAATACAACTGAATTCAAGCTGCCATTCTCACAGAAGCTGCTGGTAAATATTCCAGTAGATGAGACTACCTTCACCAATATCATTGTGCCAAGGTCATTCCAAGTGAAGACTGAGCAAGATGGTACATCAGCAATAGCTATCAAGAAAGGTAAACCATTCCTTGTGCAGCTCGGACCAATGACATCAGCTACATGGGAATATATTGATGAGGATGGTATCGCCACTACTGAGGGCTCATATCCGTATGTTGGCCATCTCAATAGTCTGACATCACCTACCTTTGACTTCAATTTCGGGGTGCCTGATTACGTTTACTATCAAGATGCGGCATACACTACCAATAATTTATTCCATTATCATGAG